TGGGGAGATTTCTGCCCAAGGTGATACAGTGAAAATTATCAAAGAACCTGAAATTTCTGTCTCGGAATATGCGAGGGGTACACAGGTTACAGCACAAGATCTTGAGGATGAAGATTTTTCACTCGTTATTGACAAAAGCAACTACTATGCTTTTAAGATGGACGATATTGAGGAAGCGCACTCACATGTCAACTTCATGGATTTAGCAAGCAATCGTGCTGCATATCGTTTGGCTGATCAGTATGACCAAGAAGTTCTTGGATACATGTCTGGTTACGCACAAAGTTCTTTGCATAGCAAAGCCAGTACTCTTAACACAACTGTTAATGGTACTAAAGCTGTGTCTACTGCAGGTTCAAATGAACTGCTTTCTTCAATGCAGCTTCATAAAGGTGACTTCGGTAACATTACGACAACATCTGCAGGTACTCATTCTATTCCTGTAACTGCTCGTATGCCTGGAGCTACATCACTACCAACAGCAACTGTTTCACCTGCAATGATTATATCACGCATGAAACGTTTGCTAGACCAACAACAAGTTGACTCACAAGGTCGATGGCTTGTAGTTGATCCAGTGTTTATGGAAATCCTAGCTGATGAAGATTCACGTTTTATGAACGCTGACTTCGGTGAATCAGGTGGACTACGTAACGGTCTTACTATCAATAACTTTCACGGCTTTCGTGTATACTCCTCTTCCAATCTCCCATCATTGGGTACTGGTCCAGGTACTGCAGGTACAGCTAACCAACTTACTAATTGTGGTGTTATTGTTGCAGGACATGATTCTGCTGTTGCAACTGCAGAGCAGATCAATAAGACAGAAACATATCGTGACCAAGACAGCTTTGCTGATATTGTCCGTGGTATGCATTTATACGGCAGAAAGATTCTTCGTCCTGAAGCAATCGTAACTGCTCGTTATAACGCAGCGTAAGGGAGGATATAACTTATGGCTACTTTTGATATGACTCTCGCTTCTACTGCAGGTGTTGGTGCAGACGTTCTTGCTGTTCCCACTGTAATAGGAAATACAGTACGCACTATGGAGGCAATCTTAGACATTGATGCTATGATTACTGCAGGTGCTACTATTGCTAACGGTGACATCTTTCAACTACTAGAAGTTCCTGCTGAATCAATTGTGATTGCTGCAGGTGCTGAAATTATGAAGTCTTTTACTGCAAGTTGTACTTGTAACATTGACTTTGGTGGTGGAGATGATATCATTGATGGTGCAGCACTAGATGATGCTGCAGGTACATACCTTGTAAAAGGTTCTAACGGTGAAGCTAACATCGTTAACACAGGTGCAGCATCTACATATGCTGCTGAGTCTTTGGCTCTTGTGGGTACTGCTGATACCATTGATGTTACAATCGCAGGTGCTGCTGCTGCAACTGGACGCTTACGTGTCTACGCAGTGGTTGTAGATGTTTCTGCCGCAATGACAGAAGCTGCAGTCGCACAACGTGACTTACTGTAAAATAACTTTGGGGGCTGACTTAGGTTGGCCCTCTTAGCTTATCTAAAGGAAACAATATGGCTTTGACATTTCTTTCATTAACTAACGATGTTATTACACGCATGAATGAAGTAGTGCTTACATCTACTACATTTGCCAACGCTAGAGGGGTGCAGGTACAATGTCAAAATGCAGTTAATGAATCAATAAGATATATTAATCAAAGAGAGTTTGGTTATTCTTTTAATCATGCCTCTAATAGTTCTACATTAACTCCAGGTGTAGTAAGGTATAGTTTACCTACAAGCACTAAGTCAGTAGATTATAATACCGCAAGAATTAAAAAAGATGATGACATTGGTAACTCAGGGAATAATTTAACCGCACTTAATTATAATGAGTATATCCAAAAAGAATATGCTAATCAAGAAGACGAGATTGAATCAACAACTTTAAATGGATCGCACTCAAGTTCTGTAACAACTCTTACTTTAACATCTAGTACAGGTTTTGCTACATCAGGTAAAGTATACATTGGTGGAGAGCAAGTAACTTACACAGGTGTTTCAGGTAATGATCTTACAGGTTGCACTAGAGGTGCTAACAGTACAACTGCTGCTTTACATGCAGATGGTACGACAGTAACACAGTTTGACAATGGTGGTGTACCTAGAAACATAGTACGTACTCCTGATAATAATTATTTACTTTATCCTTTTCCAGATAAACAATATACACTTGCGTTTGATTACTTTACATTTCCATCTGATCTATCTGCACATGGAGATACAACAAGTATACCAGATAGGTTTGGTCCTGTAATTGTAGATGGTGCTACAGCATTTGTATATCAGTATCGTGGTGAGATGCAACAGTATCAGTTAAACTTTGGTAGGTTTGAGCAAGGCATTAAGAATATGCAGAGCTTGCTAATCAACAAGTATGAGTATATAAGATCAACAGTTCTTATAACTCCTAGAGGTTCTGCTAACTTTATGTCAGGAGTTATTTCATAATGCCAGATTATTCTCAGGCTCAACCTGCAGCATTTAACTGTGAGGGCGGTTTAGTTTTAAACCGTTCTACTTTCTTAATGCAACCAGGAGAAGCATTAGAGTTAGAAAACTTTGAGCCTGACATTGAGGGTGGCTACAGAAGAATAAATGGTTTCCGTAAATTTGTTAATCATATAGTTCCCCAAACATCTGACTCTAGTGAAAACGTACTTATGGTTGCAAGTTTTGCTAATAAAGTTGTAGCAGCTAGAGGTGAAAAGATTTTTAGTTGTGGCTCTACTGAGCTTTCTTCAAAGATACTTTCTACAACTGCTATGACTGGATCGGGAACTATTAATGTAGATTCTACTACAGGGTTTTCCTCTAGTGGTACACTACAAATTAACAGTGAAATATTTACTTATACAGGAATTACATCTACTACCTTTACAGGAGTAACTCGTGCTACTTCAAGCACTACTGCAGCAGCCCATGCTATTAACGATGTAGCATCTGAGTCTTGGACTGAAAGAGATTCTGGTAGAACTAGTGCAACTAAGTATGACTTTGAACGATACAACTTTGATGGTAATGAAAAGATTATTGTTGTAGATGGTGCAAATGCTCCTACTATATTTAACTCTTCTATGACTGCAACAGATGTTAGTGAAAGTTCTGTATCAGGTTCTACAATAGTTACTGTGTTTAAAGCACATATGTTTTATGCAGGTAAGTCTACTACACCTCAGACCTTAGTGTTTAGTGAACCTTTTGATGAGGACGGTTTTACTGCAAACGATGGTGCAGGTACTATTAAAGTAGATGACAATATTGTCGGATTAAAAGTATTTAGAGATGCGTTGTTTATATTTTGTGAAAATAGAATATTTAAACTAACAGGTTCTACTCTTAGTGACTTTGCCATACAACCTGTTACTAGAGATATTGGTTGTGTAAACAGAGATACTATACAGGAATTTGCAGGTGATTTATTATTCCTTGGTCCTGATGGACTTAGGACTGTTGCTGCTACTGCAAGAATTGGTGATACGGCTCTTGGTGCTATTACACAAAACGTACAGTCTATTTTTGATAAAAACATTAAAGATTCTAGTGTATTTGATAGTGTTGTTATACCAGACAAAACACAGTATAGAATATTCTTTTCTAAAGCAGGACAGGGTGATAATTTAAGTAGGGGTATTGTTTGCGTTAGAAGAGCAGACAAATTTGAGTTCTCTGAGATACGTGGAATAAAACCATCAGCTACTGACACCCTAGTTGTAGATGGTGATGTTTTAGTATTACATGGAGATTTCTCAGGGTTTATACATAGGCAAGAAGAGGGTAATACCTTTGACGGTACAGCAATACTTGCTAGATATAGAAGCCCTGATTTAAGTTTTGGTGACACTGGTGTTAGAAAACACATGCAGAGAGTTATTCTTAACTATAAACCTGAGTCAGCTATTGATGCAGACTTAATAGTTCGTTACGACAATGAAGCCTCAGACTCAGCTAGACCTGCACCATATGCTTTAGACAGTTCTCAAATTGCCGCACAGTTTGGTAATGCTGTTTTTAGTACCTCTAGTAGTGCAGCACAGTTTGTATTTGGTGGTCCTTCACAGCCACTAGTTAGACAATCAGTTGAGGGTTCAGGTTTTACTGTGGCATTAAGAATACATGATGGTGGAGAAACTGCACCATATTCCCTTAAAGGATTTCAATTAGAGTATCAAGTAGGAGCAAGGCGTTAGATGGGTAATACATACACAAGACAATCTACTTTTACAGACGGTGATGTAATTACTGCTGATCTGTTTAATAATGAATATGATCAACTTTTAGCTGCCTTTGCAGCAAGCACAGGACACACTCACGATGGTACTGCTGCTGAAGGTGGTCCTATTACTAAACTGCTAGGAACTAACATTACTATCGGTGATGCTACAACAGGTACTGATATTACAGTTACCTTTGATGGTGAGAGTAACGATGGTGTATTTAAGTGGATGGAAGATGAAGACTACTTTGAGTACTCTGATGACATTCTTATTGCCTCTACAGAAAAACTACAGTTTCGTGATACCGCTATTTACATTAACTCTAGTGCAGATGGTCAGCTTGATCTTGTTGCGGATACAGAAATACAGATTGCTGCTACAACAATAGACATTAATGGTCTTGTTGATATATCAGGTAATCTTTCTGTAGGTGGTAACTTAGATGTAACAGGTACGTTTGATCTTAGTGATGCTAACTTTACCAACGCAGGTGACATATCCCTAGACAGTATCTCAGGTGATGCTGACTCTAATACAAGCATAGCATTTAGTGGCTCTGACGTAATTACAATTACTACTGGTGGTGAGACACAAGTTACATTTAACAACGGTTCTATACTACCTACAACAGATGATGATGTAGACTTAGGTTCTAGTGCATTACAGTTTAAAGATCTGTACATAGATGGTACAGCTAACATTGATACAGCTAGTATTGATGCTTTAACTGTATCTGGTTCTACTACATTAGGAGCTACTTCTTTTGGTGATGCTGACATTACAAACGTTGGTAGCATTGCCCTTGACACAATTACTAACGATGGAACAGACATTACACTAGATTCAGGTGGTGATATTATACTTGATGCTGCAGGAAATGAAGTGTTTTTTAAAGCCTCTGGTACATCTATCCTCACTCTTAAAAACGATTCTAGTGATGCAGTACTTACTGTAGAAACAGCAGATAAAAACTTTACTATTAAAGGTACAGATAGTTCTAGTGCTATTACTGCTCTTGACATTGATATGGCTCTTGCAGGTAAAGCTACGTTTAACGGTGATGTAGTTGTAGGTGGTGATCTTACTATTAGTGGTGATGATCTTACAATGGCTACTAACACTGCAGGTGCTTTACTTATTGCAGACGGTACAAACTTTAATCCTACCGTAGTAACTTCTTTGTCAGAAATCTCTACAGTAGCAGATGATGACGTATTTTTAGCTGTAGATACTTCAGGTGGTGGTCTTAAAAAAATTACTAGGTCTACTGTTATTGCAGGTACAGGTGTAGCAGGTAACATATCTAATATTGTAGAAGATACTTCACCACAGTTAGGTGGTAACTTAGACCTTAACGGAAGTGATATTGTTACTACCTCTAACGCTACTCTTGACTTAGCTCCTAACGGAACAGGTACAGTTGTTGTAAGAGGTAACACTAACTCAGGTGCAATAGTTTTTAACTGTGAAAGCAACAGTCATGGGCAAACAGTTCAAGCTCAACCTCATTCTGCAGGTGTTACAAATACTATGTTATTACCTGCAGGTTCTAGTTCAACACTAGTATCTCTTGTATCAACAGACACACTTACTAATAAAACTTTAACCTCTCCTAAGATTAACGAGGATGTAGCAGTCACAGCTACAGCCACAGAGATAAATGTATTAGATGGTATCACTGCAGTAGTAGGAGAACTTAACGCTCTTGACATTGGTTCAACAGCGGTGGGTACAGCCGTAGCATCTAAAGCAGTTATACTTGATTCTAATAAAGACTTCACAGGCATACGTAACTTTACTATATCAGGTAATCTATCTGTAGCAGGAACAACCACCACAGTTGATACTGTTACTATGGAAGCAGCTAACGCTATTGTGTTTGAGGGTGCTACAGCAGATGCACACGAAACTACACTTACTATTGTTGATCCTACAGCAGATCGTACTATTAACTTACCTAACCAAAGTGGTACTATACCTGTACTAGCTGCAGCAAGTAACACTGCAGTTACCTCTACACCAGAAGAGTTAAACATACTTGACGGTGCTACAGTAGTTGTAGGTGAGATAAATGCACTAGACTTGGGAAGCACTGCAGTAGGTAATGCTATTGCCTCTAAAGCAGTTGTCTTGGACTCAAACAAAGACTTCACAGGATTACGTAATGTTACTGCTACTGGTGCAGTTACAGGTGGGTCAGCAGTCTTTGATGGTGGTGTTGCAATAGATAACATTACTATTGATGGAACAGAGATAGATTTATCATCTGGAGACTTGACAGTTGACGTTGCAGGTGATATAATCCTAGACGCAGGTGGTGGTGATTTAAAGTTTGCTGTTGCAGGTACAGAGATACTCAGTGTCACTAACTCATCTAGTGATGTAATTATTAAACCTATCGTAGATGCTAAAGATCTTATCTTTCAACAAAGAGATGGTACAGAGGTAGCTAGGATAGAAGACAATGGTACGTTTAACGTTGTCACAGATAAACTAGCAATAAACGGAACTGCTGTTACTTCTACTGCTGCAGAGTTAAATATACTTGACGGTGTTACAGCAACAGCATCAGAACTAAACTTATTAGATGGTGGTACTTCTGTTGGTAGTTCAATAACAGTAGCAGATGCTGATGGTTTTGTAGTTAATGATGGTGGGACAATGAAAACTATTCCTGCAACAGATGTAAAAACTTACGCTGCAGGTAGTGCCGCTACTAAAGGATTTGCTATCGCTATGGCAATAGTATTCGGGTAAAAAAGGAAAAGGTAAATGACCGTAATAAATCTAATTAATGTATCAAGTATTACACCTACGACAGTAGCAGGTGCAGTAACGACAAGTAGGGCATCTATTATTGATGTCGCTGCAGATAAAGTTGCTAAAGTAAACACACTTATGATATCAAACATTGATGGTACTAACGCTGCTGATATTACAGTGGAGGTAAGTGTAGACAATGGATCAAACTATGTTGCCATTGCTAAGACTGTATCTGTACCTGCTGATGCTACGTTAGTTGTTGTAGGTAAAGACAATGGGTTCTACTTAGATGAGACAGATATACTTGCAGTTACAGCTTCTGCAGCTAGTGACTTAACATACTTGTGTAGCTTTGAACTGATGGATGATGCATAATAATGGCTAATAAGAACGGTGGCTTTATTGGTACTGATGGATTAGATGCTCCTGATCCACCTACAGATGTTACACCTACAGGTGGTAATGCTTCAGTCAGTGTAGCATTTACTGCACCTACTGATACAGGTACGTCTGCTATCACAGGGTTTGTTGCACAGGTTAGTACAGATGGCACTGACTATAGTGGGGGTTCTGGTACAGGTACATCGTCACCTATAACTGTTAGCAGTTTAACTAATGGTACAGCTTACACAGCTAAAGTGTGGGCTATTAATGCTTACGGTACATCTGCCCCTAGTGATGCCAGTGACAGTTTTAGTCCTGTTTTACCAAGAGGTTTAATTTTTGGTGGTAGAACAAGCACTACATCTCTTAATAATGTAGATGCAATCACTATAGGTACATCAGGTAACGCCACAGACTTTGGGGATTTACAAACAGCATCTGCAGCTTGCAGTTCAGCAGCATCTGGTACAAGAGGTATAAAGTTTGGAGGTAGGCACACATCAGGTGGTGGATCAGGTAAGTCAACTAATGAAATAGATTATTTTACAATATCAAGCACAGGTAATGCTACTGACTTTGGAGATTTACCAGAAAATATGAATCAAGCCATGGGCCTAAGTAACGATGTAAGAGGTGTTAATATGGGAGGTAGTGGAGAGACAACAAATGGAGGTAGAGATGAGTATGAATACATAACCATAGCCTCTACAGGAAACACTACTGACTTTGGTGATTCAACATCATCTTATTTAAATCAAGGTGGTGCCACTGCTTCTACAACAAGAGGTGTTGTCTGGACAGGTGAATCTGATGATGAAAAAACAATTGAGTATATAACAATAGCTTCCACAGGTAATGCTACTGATTTCGGAGACGCTACACAAGATAGACCACATACTTGTTGCTCTGCCTCAAATACTAGAGCTTTAGCTTTTGCAGGTCAAGGAGGCTCTACTAATAACTCAATAGAATACATTACAATAGCAAGTACAGGTAATGCCTCTGACTTTGGAGATCCAGATACAAATAGAGACTTTGGTGGTTCTTTTTCTAGCAAAGATAACTATGCTTATCTTTGTGGAGGAAACAATCCTTCTAGTGGAGCAAATCTTAACGAAATAGAGTACGTAACAATAGCTTCTACAGGTAACGGAACAGACTTTGGCAATCTTACTGCTGCTAAAGACCAAACTGCAGGTTGTTCCAATGTGCATGGAGGACTTTAACTATGCCTAACTTTAATGGCGTGTGGTCACTCACAACACAGTTGCAGTATGCTAGTGCTTGGCCTAGTGCACCTACATTTGGTTTATTTTCAGGAGGTAATAATGCTTCTGGAAAAACAAATGTAATAGAAAAAATTATTTTTGAAACTGCAGGTAATGCTGTAGATCATGCTGATTTAAGTGTTGCAAAAGAACAAGGTGCAACATTTGCAAGCACTACTAGTTTTTTTGATGCAGGTGGAGATAGTGGAAGTAAAGTACAACAAATAGATACAATTGCAGTTTCCTCAACAGGAACAGCTAGTGACTTTGGAGATTTAATTGCGGCTCTTAACGAATCACATGGTGGTTTTTCTAGCCCCACTAGAGGTTTTATTCATGGGGGGCAAACAGATTAATTAATGGCATACGTAGATACAATACAGTTTATAACTATGGCTAGTGCAGGTAACGCTACAGACTTTGGAAACTTATCTGCAGGGAGACTAAGAACAGCAGGTTTTTCTAGTACTACTAGAGGGATAATATCTGGGGGTATGAACTCAGATGCCGACAATCAAAATATATTAGAATATGTAACTATGTCAAGTGCAGGTAATGCTACTGATTTTGGAGATTTAACAGTTGCAAGACGTAGCATGGCAGGACTTTCTTCTGCTACTAGAGGAATAACTGCAGGTGGTCAAATACCAGGCGGTAGGTCAAATGTAATTGATTATGTAACTATAGCTTCCACAGGTAATGCTAGTGACTTTGGTAATTTAACAGCAGATGCAGCAAATGTAGCAGCTTGTGCAAATACTATTACAGGATTAATTTCAGGTGGTAATTTTGATGGTAATCCTTCTAGAGCAGATGTAATACAATCTATTACTATAGCAAGCACTGGTAATACTACTGACTTTGGAGACTTAACTGTTGCTAAAAGACATCATGGTGGTGCATCTCCTGCAGCAGCGTCAGTGCAAGGGTAATTTAATAATGACAACTAAACATTTCACAGCTAACGTTATATCTGCTACTAAAGTAGTACCTGCTGGTAAATTTGAAAACAGCAAAGCGTCAGGTGTGTGGGATCTCAGTGAGCAGTTTGATCTTGTTAAAGGTGGTAACTGGCCTAATATAGGTAATCCTGCTACAAGAGCTTTATTTGCAGGAGGATATGGTGGCGGTGCAACAGATACTGTTGACACTCTATTGTTAGCTTCTGCAGGTAATGCTACAGACTTTGGTAATTTAACATCAGGTAGATATTATTTAAGTAGCGGAGGTGCAGCTAGTTCTACGAGAGCAGTTTATGCAGGGGGTGCTAATAATGATGGAGACAGACAAAATATTATAGAGTATTTTACATTTGCATCTACAGGTAACGGTACAGACTTTGGTGATATAGCATCTACAGCACAATCAATGGCAGGATGCTCTAGCTCTACAAGAGGCATTTTTGCAGGAGGAGAAACTTAAATGTCTGACGTAATACAATATATTACTATAGCTAATACAGGTAATGCTACAGACTTTGGTGATTTACTTTCTAGTAACCGTTATATTTCTGGAACTGCTTCAACCACTAGAGGTCTTTTTTTCGGGCATGGAGATGGCGGTACAATAAATAGAATACAATATATTACTATAGCTAATACAGGTAATGCTACAGACTTTGGTGATCTTACAGTCGGTAGATATTTTTCAGCAGCAGCCGCAAGTTCAACTAGAGCTTTATGTGGTGGGGGAAGAAATGGTAGCACGTATTACAATGTAATTGATTATGTTACAATAGCAAGTACAGGAAACGCTACAGACTTTGGCAATTTAATTACACACAAAATGGATCATGGTGCAGCATCAGATAAAATAACCGCTGTATTTGCAGGAGGTAGAGGCAACTCTGATGGCAGTAGTGCTCCTACACATGAAACTATTGATTCTGTTACCATTTCCACTACTGGTAACGCTTCAGATTTTGGAGATTTAAATAACGATAAAAGTTATGGAACTTCTGGAGCATCTAACGCACATGGTGGTATAGCATAAGGAAAAACTAAAAACATGTTAAAAGATTTATCAAAAAAATACAACGAGGATCAGACACAACTGGTCACACAAGACATAGACATTCAGCTACCAACATCAAAGCCTGAATATAAATCTATGTTGGCTAATATAAAAGATCATGCCCCTGCTATACGACAGGCATCAAGCAACTTCTACAAGTCTCACTCACAGATGATGAGTGTAACACTGGACGTTACAGCTATCACACCTATACGTTCTATCAAGCACAGCCTAGCTGAGATAGAGAAAACTAAATCTGCACTACAAGAGTCCTACTTCAAGATGAAGAAGGATGAAGTAAAACTAAAGAAACTAGAACGTAAGCTACTGGATGAGACTGATCCACTAGAGCAAGAGATGCTAGAGATAAAGATAACAGAGAAACAAGCTAACGCAGCAAGCTCTCGTGGTTACGTTGAGGCTGCAGTACGTAAGTTAAACTTCTTTACGAATCAGTACGACAACCTAATGGAGAAGATAGGTAAAGAAGAACTGACAGAAGAAGACTACGAGCTAGAAGAAATCAAGTACCACATTATGACCTGCATGAAGCAAGCACTCAATAGTGCAAGACCTAGAGGTGGTGTCATTGATGAAGGTAACATGATCTACTTGTTTGACCTTGGTATCAACGCAGCACAGGCACAGGCTGAAGTGTTTGCATATCTTAATTGGGAAAATGAGCTAGTAAAAGATGGTAAAGCACCAGAGCATCACCACACAGTAAAATGGTTAGAGGGTTGTGCAGATAAGTGGGCACACTGTCCAGGTGACTTTGCTAACAGTAGAGGTTTTAACATATTAGATAAAACATCTTTAACTAATACACCACAATTGGAGAATAAAACAAAGGAGAAATAAAATGGGAAAAGATAAAAAAACCCCAGTTATTATTAACGACAAAGAATATTTTGCAGAAGACTTAACAGATCAACAACAAAGTATGTTAAACCATATTCAAGACTTAGATCGTAAACTAAAAAGTGCTCGATTTAATGTTGATCAACTTAATGTAGGACGAGAAGCATTTATTAGTATGCTTTCTAAATCACTAGGAACTGTAAATGAGTGACATCAAACTTACCCCTGACGATCTAGAGGAAATGCTAGACAACGCAGCTAGACGTGGTGCTAAAGAGGCACTGCGTTCTATTGGGTTACTTGATGATGACGCAGCCAGAGATATTATAGAGATGAGAAGTTTGTTAGAGGCATGGAGAGACACACGTAGGTCTGTCTGGTCAACCGTAGTTAAATTATCTACTGTCGCACTGCTTACGTTTATTGCAGGTGCAGTGTGGATGACAATGGGTAAATAAAGGAATAAGGTATGGCAGGTGAATTAACAATAGAACAAAATACAGATGGTACAGCCACTATCAATTTTGAAGGTGGTGGAAGTCATACTGTAGGTAAAGCAGGAGATAATATAACAGATAGTGTTACCGCTTTACAGGATGCTTATGGAGATCGAATTGGTAATGTTATATCGTCAGAACTAACTGGTGAAACACAGATATCAAATGCTAAACCTGTTACTGTTGCAGATACAACTACAGATACAACTTTAAAAAATCGTGTTGTAGATGGTGTAGAAATACCTAAATGGGTAGACGATGATTACTTAGGCGGTTATATTCAATCTGTTAAAAGTGGTAAACCACGTAAACCTAACATGCGTGAAATGATGGAGCTTATTGCAGGTAAATCTGTAGAAGAAATATATGCATCAGGTGATGACTACAGCGATATTGGTAATATGGCTAGTAATTTACTTTATGGTGTTGTAGGTTCTAATACAGATACAAGAGACTTTGTTGCAATTGCTAAAGCTGCTACAGATGCCACAACTGGAGAACTTAATGCAGATAAATTTGTTGCGGCTACTCAAATTGCTACATCACAAATGTATGGTGGTACAACTGTAGCTTATCAATCGGGTGGAACTCAAACCGATGAAGCAGGTAATACTGTATCATTGCCTCCTTCTTTATACGTTGTTGGTGGTAACGGAACTGTTTTAACAAATCTTTCTACTAATGCAGATCAAATGTCAACTACATTACAAAATTATGGTATACAAAATACCTCTTGGATTGATACTGTAAGTCCAACTATGGGTAACACACTTAATAATTATAAATCTGCTTTTGATACATTAAAAGAAACATATAATCCTTTTGCAGATTATCAAGACATATTTAATATAGAGGGATTAACTACAAGTGTAGCTCCTAAAACTATTAGTCAGACAGGTGCAGGTACTAAAACAACACAAGTAGGTACAGATACAACACAGGTAACAGGTGAAGCAGGTCAAAATACAGGAGTATCTAACATAGTTACACCAGAGCTAACACAACAGACTTTACCACAAACGGTAGCCTATCAACTACCACAAAATTATACTGGATCAGCATACCTTCCTACACAACAACAAACTGGTGTATCTAAAACTGTAGCTACACAAGTACCTATGACAGGAACATTTACTAAACCTGCAGGTACAGGTATGATAGGATACACCCCATCAACTACATACACTGTAGGTAGTACACCACAACAGCAACAGCAAACAACTGCAACGCCACAGTACGATGTACGTATGTATCGTAATGATGCAGGTATGACAGTAAGTCTTACCTTTGTAAATGGTCAACCACAGACACCTGTTCCTTCAGGGTTTTATCCCGTGGGTCAACAACCTGCAAACCAAACACCATATGTACCACAAGTTGCTACATCACCTGCACCTACAGTTACACCAGTTACAGGATACACACCTCAGTTTAATATGAACCAAGGTGGAGCTATGATGCCACCTGCACCACCTGTGCAGTCAGCCAGTGTGTTTGGTGGATTTAAACCAGAGTCAATGCAACGTATAGCAAACAGTCTTGGTTACAATGAAGACATGGATGGCTTTGATCAATATCTAAATGACAACCCAGATAAAAAACAAAAGATGGATAACTATACTATGAAAGCTAAACAGATGGCTGAAGGTGGTATGGCTAAAAGTTTTCCTGATTTAACAGGTGACGGTAAAGTTACTCAAGCTGACATACTACAGGGTAGAGGTGTAGAACTAGCTAATGGTGGTATGCCTAATTCTACAACTGTGTCACTACAACAGTATGATCCTCGTGCTCTTAATCAACAGTATATACCACAACAACCACAGTTTACAGGTAATATAACAGATGTACAGGCATCCCTAGCTAAGACACCTGCACTTCCTACGGGTGCAACAGTCGTGCCTGTAGGTACTCAACTTACAGCAGGTCAACTTGTATCACCCTACTCTGGTCAGGTGTCAGGGTCAATGGCTTTACCTACAGGTCTTGCCGCAACAGAACAAGCCTATTTACCCACAATGACACAGGCTAATATGATGTCTCCAATAGAGGCGTCTGGTGCTATTCGTGCAACTGCAGATCAAACACAGGCTGCACAATTAGATAAAATAGCACAAATAAATGCGGCACAGCAAGCTGCAAGCTCAGTGGCAGATTTAAAAGCTGCACAGGGTACAGAAATATTAATGCCTGACCCACAGAAAAGAAAAATTCAAAGTGGTGAAGTTATTTCTGGTGTGGCTAATGCTCAAACTGCTGCTGCTTTTACAGAAGCTGTTGAAACACAGGCCGCAACTGCAGACCCCAGTAAACAGGCTACAGTGGCAGGTCAACTAGAAGGACTTATGCAACAGTTTGAGGGTGGTAATACACCTGCATGGGCTTCAGGTGCTATGAGAGCAGCTAATGCTAACATGATTGCCAGAGGACTAGGTGCTTCATCTATAGCAGGACAGGCGATTGTACAGGCAGCTATGGAATCTGCATTGCCTATTGCACAAATGGACGCACAAGTAACTGCACAATTTGAACAGCAGAACTTGTCAAACAGGCAACAACGTGCTATACTAGCGGCACAACAAAGAGCACAGTTTATGGGTCAAGAGTTTGACCAAGGATTTCAGGCACGTGTAGCTAATGCAGCTAAAGTTAGTGACATTGCAAACATGAACTTTACTGCTGAACAACAGGTAGCATTAGAGAACTCACGTATAGCAAACACAATGGAACTATCTAACCTGTCTAACTCACAGGCAATGATAATGGCTGAAGCTGCTGCACTTGCTAATATGGACATGTCTAATTTAAACAACAGGCAACAGGCTGCAGTACAAAATGCACAGAACTTCTTACAGGCTGATCTAAGTAACCTAAACAATAAACAGTCTACAGAATTGTTTAAAGCTCAACAACGTGTGCAGTCTTTGTTTACAGATCAAGCTGCACTTAATGCTGCACAACAGTTTAATGCTACCTCACAAAATCAAGTTGATCAGTTCTATGCAAGCCTGACTAATAACACCTCGCAGTTTAATGCATCACAGGCTAACGCACAGGCACAGTTTAATGCAGGTCAGGTAAATGTTATTGAAAGATTTAATGCTGAAATAAACAATCAACGTGATCAATTTAATGCACAGAACCGTTTAGTTATAGATCAAGCTAATGCTCAGTGGCGTAGACAAATAGCTACAGCAGATACTGCAACTGTTAATCGTGCTAATGAAATAAATGCACAGGCATTATTAGGATACTCACAGTCTGCATATAATAATCTATGGCAATTCTATGCTGACAACATGGAATGGGCATGGACATCTGCTGAGAATGAACGTGGTAGAATATCGGCACAGGCTATAGCACAATTAAATGCAGAAACAAGTATGAGTATAGCAGAGTTTAAAGCTGACGCTGAATCATCTGCAGGTATTGGTGGTTTTATAGGTGATCTTCTTACATCAGACTTATCTAAAACTGTAGCAGGTAGTCTAGCAGGTAATTTTGGTTTAATTTAGTTAACAGGAGAATATAAATGAACAATGTTGCATTTCTAGCAATGAATAACTTGGTTATGCCCAAAAGCACTGAGCCAAAAAAACAAATGGGTACTAGTTTGTTATCACGTAATGTTGTTAAAAACGACACACCTAAAGAGGAAGATGTTAATCAGCGTATAGCAAAGTACGTTAGTATAATACGTAAAGATAGAATGGAATTAAAGAATGGTTGATACACTAGAACCAATGATAGACGCCCCAATTGCAGGGCAGTCGCTTACTGCAGAGTTAGGCAATAGACCTTGGCAGCAACCACCTCAGTATACTACGGTAGAAGAAGCGTTGCAGTATTATATTCCTCGTTTAACTAATCCAGAAATGATAGAGGATTTATTTAACGTAATGGAAACGGGCATACCTTTAACAACCCTTGCTAATGCTATACAGTCTAGTGGTGTAATGGAAGGTAAGCATAGCCTTGATATAGGAATATTAATCATGCCTGTGCTTATGGAAACAATGGCGTACTTAGCAGAAGAAGCAGATGTCGAGTATGAGGTAGGTACAAATAAAAAAATAGGTAGTGACAAACCTAGTAATGCTGCAGTTGCCAGTGCATTAGCTTTAGCTGAAAAAGAAATTACTAAACGTAACAAAGAACCTGAAGAAGAAGAAAAGCAAATGGAAATGGAACTAGAAGAACCTAGTGTAGGATTAATGTCTAGGAGAAGTACAGATGGGGTTTAATTTAATGGCAGCACTTGGTGGTGCAGGTAGAGCAGTGTCACAGAATATACAAGAGGGTAGACTGCAAATGGATAAGCTAGAGCTAATGGATGCAGAAGCAGCCACTAGAGAACGTTTAGCTAAATCGTCAGAACGTAGAGAGAATAGACAAAAGCAAAAAGAAAATGTAGATTTTTTATTGACTGTTGGATTTGACAGGGCTGCTGCTGCACAGATAGCAAGAGGTGGAGATAAGGCTGTACTACATGCAGGAACTATAGCACAACAAGCAGTTGAAAAAGGTGCTGATGTAAGTACTTTGTATAGTATGAGTTCTTCTTTTGATGACATGGACGAAACACTAACAGGAGCTTCACCTGTACCTGCAGGTCCAATGGGATTTAATTGGGACTCAGACGCTATTAAAACTATATATGGTGAACCCGATGAAGAGGTACAAAGTTTAAGTGTTATGTTAGATGCTAATAGTAAACAACAAATATCATTATTAAATACAGGTAGTGTTACTGACGGTCCTATTAAAGCAAAGATGGATAAACTAGTAGCCGAAGAAAAAAAGATATTACAACAAATGCAAAAGAAAGCACAAGCACAGGCTGTTCAAAAACCAGTTACCCCTGAAACTTTTGAGGGTATTACAACTGTAGCCGATGCTACGTCTTTTGAGTCTAACTTAACTAAAATTAAACAGCAGAGTATGTTAGGTATGGGATTTCCTGTAGACTTTACAAAAAATTTGGAGCAACAATTTGAAGGTAGAGAAGGTGAAGGTTTTGTTGCTCTGTATGGTGCGGTAACACAAGCTTATGAGGCTTGGCAGATAGGTAAAGATGATCAATATATTATGGATAGAATTGGATCAGAACTACGAGAAGCTAAATCATATGTAAAAAATTATGGTAAAAGACAATACAACGCAGGTAATTCAGTTAAAGAATATGCATTAAATGAAGTACCTAACTCAGGAGAACTAAACCCTGGAGATACGTATACTGCAATTATGAAAGATACAAACGGAAATATACGAAAAGGAATATATGTTTATATGGGCTATGATTATGAAGAAGCTTTACTTGTTAGTATTGAATAGGGAATAACATGGCAACTTTACAAGAGCAAATGCAGCAACAGCTTGATAATTTTATTGAGGGCAGTGGGGATATTATAGGTTCTAAGAAACCTGACCCTACACCAATTGTAAAGTCTAATCAATCTAAACCTTCTGTTTCTTTACAAGAGTCAATGCAAAAACAAATTGACGAATTAGATACAGCAGATGCAGCTACAGAAACTTTTGTAGAAAAACAAAATAATATTGTTGTGTCAGAAGAACAAATGATACAACAAGCTAAAGATTTACAAGTGCCTTACGGTGGGGATTATGACGATGAAATAAAAACAATAGAGGAGCAGGTAGAAGAAAACTTTTCTCGTACTAAAAAAGCTTATGAAGGATCAGGCACTGAGTTATTTTCAGATCAAGATGTAATAGATGCAGGTTATCATACAAAGGTTCTTAAAGACAGAGGACTACCTGAAGATTACTTTGATCAACCATTACGTCATCCAAGACAACAGTTTGCTAGATCAGCAATTATAAAACCTGCAAGAAAAAAATTCTTTGAAAACGAAATAA